TCATCTGTAATAGAATAAGAACCATTATAGTAATATGGAATATCAGCAGAAACTGTTGATTTTTGATATAACGTCTTACTAGGATTTTTTAATTTAGCATATTTATTATTCTTATCAGCATAATCTATTTCTAATGCATGACTATTATACTTTAATGGTGTCATAGTAGATAGATGCATTCTACTATCCGTTTTTTGCACCGCTACATTATCCATAGTTAAAGCCTGAAATACTCCTCCGGTAGTTATCTTAGCAACTGTATCTGATTCAAACTCAAAATTAAGAACTCCTGAATAGGGCATTACAAACATTGTTTTACCTAGTATTTCTATATCAGGGTCAGGTGTATTTAGGTTGCCTGAACCAACCCAAGATGAAGCACTAGTTAACTTGTAATCTTTTATTGTAATAGTTTGAGCATTATCAGAGGACTTGTTAGTAATACTTTGCACAACAAAATGATAATCTCCTACCTCAATAATATCATTTATTGATAGTATATGGTGTAAATCTATTTCTGTTGGAATATCATATAATGTAAGAGCATTATATGCAGTTTTATTGATATAACCTGTTATTCTTTTTTTAGTGAACTTACCATTAAATAGATTATTTCTTAATTTTAACACATCTCCTTCTCTAACTTTTAGATGTTGAAGTCCACTATTATCCATAAGAGTAATATGAGCCATTTTAGTCAACTTGTTTTTAGGACTATTCAATGACTTACTTTGTATAGGCTCAATTTTATTGTTCTTGTATTCTGCTTTTTCAAAAGTAATATATCTAGTTGGCCCAGTTAAACCGCCATCAATACTGTTAGTAGTAGGTGTAAGTAAATCATTTGCTTGTCTTTTCATTTTAACAAAGGCACTATCCCATTTTGTTGCATCAAAAGAAGAATTACTAGTATTGCTATCAGTAGTTTTATGAGCATCTACTAATGTTGCAAGTATTTTGCTTCTTCCTAAACTCGGTATTGTGTTAGAAAACTTTGATTCAGTTCTAAATACTACGTTTTGTATAGTCTTACCAATTTTTATTTTTTCTCCACTTGTACCTACTGTACCAACATTTACGGTGAATGTTGCTCCGTGTACAGCCACTGAAAGTGCGTTGCCTGAACTATACCCAGTACCTCCATTAGCAATAGCAATACTAGTAAAAGAATATATGCCTAATCCTGAATCATATGATACTGTAATATTAAATGTAGCACCATCACCATCTCCTCCTGTCGAGGAATAGGTGTTAGTCCCAGTACCTCCTGTTAGACTGCCTGTTCGTGAATGTGATGCTATTGACAGTACAGCATTCGAACCTGCGGTAAAGGAACTTAAACTAATTCTAGAATAATCAATTTTAAATTGTCCTGCTGTTCCTGTTTTTTCTTTAATATTACCAATATAATTATTATTAGAATCAAAAATAGATTGCCCTTCAACTAATTTATTCAGGTCAGTATTACCATTTGTTAAATGAAATGTCTGAGAAGTAGTATTAGCATATTGAGTGTGAGCAGAATAAATATCAACATTTAATTCTGTTCCATAAGCCCACCATCTCTCAGATGTAACATTATACTTTTCACAAAAATCTAATTGATTATCTTCGTCTAATCTATCATTGTAAAAATAGAATAATGGTTTAATGGCTCTTACTGTAACATCATACTTATCAGTGGCTAAGTCTGAATCTCCCCTTAAGCCATAACTGACTGCAACAACTGATGTATCTGTTTTAGCCGTTCCTTTGTATATTTCAAAATTAGAATTAATAGGAACTGCTGTTGGGTATTTAGGCTCAAACTCTAATCCATCACCAAACTCATCAAATGATGTTATTCTAGTTATTCTAGCAAAGTGTGGTCTAATGTTATTCCTACTTTCAGTGTCTAAAGTACTTACTAATGAAGTACTATGAGAATCTTTATTTCCTGTGAGGTCGGGATTGATTAGAATAAAATAATCATAGTTATCAATATCTAAACCTATCCTACCCGAAGGATAATTAGAAGTATCATATTTGAACTTACTATTATTTACACTAGAATCATTACTATTTGAATCATATACTTTTATTTTATACGAATTAGTTTCATCTCTGTTTTTAGCATAAGTGCTTAATGAAGTATTAGTTGGATATATTCGATTTACAATTAAACTAGCATCATCGTTTGATACACCACCACTATGAGGAGCATTTCTTATTTCAATGAAGTTAGCAGAATCAACCCAACTAAGACCTGTTGTTGAGTTTTCATATCCTATTTGAGTTGCTTTAAATTGAGGATTAACTGAAACATCTGAAAAAGCATCACCACTAACAAACTCATTCCTTTTATCATCATAATCACTAGTTACGTCAGTATCTTTTTTACCGACATTAATGGGGTAAAACATTCTACCAGTTATAGTATTCGCCGCACCCATTTACTCACCAAACCTGTAATAAAACAATATGTTACTATAACTTGGAGAGAGTGTTTTGGTTGTAGATAGATTTGGAGCGTTACCGCTATGCATTGCTATTTCATATATTTCACCATAAAACTGTTCACTAGCAGAAGCCCCTTTTCCTATCTTACAATCACTAGGATGTAATGTTACATTAGACTCTAAATGTTGTGTTGATGCTTGTAATGAATTATCAAGATATATTTCTGCGGCATGTTTTAGATAAGTAAAAGATATCTTATACATTTGGTCTAAATATAATGCTTCTTTTAATTGGGAGTAATAAACAGTAGTGCTACTTTGGGCTTTATCCATTGTTATTACTCCTGCACCACTACCCGGCAAAATACTTGTACCGACTACTTTACCGATAGAAACTCCTGAACTATTAAACAACTCTGTTCCTTTTCCAACTAAATTAATATTACTAGCAGTTCCTAATGTTAAAGTAGAGGCTGTGCCATTACCAGTAGCAGTATCTAATTTAGTTAGAGAAGTAGTATTACCTACATAATATCCATAAGGGTCATAATAACCTGTTAGTTTATTCTCTGCTTTAATCACTGTATCAGTTTCTAAGGTTTGAAAAGTTCCATTTGTTGATTTGAACTTGGCTACTATTTTATATTCGGCAGGTTGATTATAACTATTATCAGTAGTATTTTCTAAATATAATTGTACATTAGTATTATGAAATATCATTAACTTATTTGGAGAACTAGTATATTTTGTAGTAGAAGACGTTCCTAATATACTAGTACTTTCATATGTACTTGCTCTATTACTAAGCGAATCACTTGGGTATGGAGGAGTTTTAGTAGAATCTAACACTCCAAACTCAGCGTTTCCATGTCTAGCAGAACCGTTTACGTCATATGGTGTAATAATACACTCGATAGTAAATGCTCCTGTATTATCCCAAGGGTTTCTATTTCTTACATCAGAAATAGTATCAGCAGTAGGAGTACCAACATTATCGCTTGACGGTTCTACTTGAGTAACAGATATGTCATAATCTAGATTTAGATAGCCGCTTGACAGAAGAGGAAAGACTAGTTTGTATGGACTACCTACATATGCGTTAACCATTTCTAATCCCTCAATCTAAGAAGTTATCCGCTATCACCTTTGCTTCCTCAAACTCCAATTGGAATTGTACAGATGGAAACTCCTGTCCTGAAACTGTTGTTGAAAATGAACGAATAAATCCTGTAATTCCTAGAGTAGCAGAATCTGTATCAGTAGAATTATATGGAGTAAAATATGCTTTACCTCCACTAACAGCCGCAGTAAAATCATTATCGTATTCTCTGTTCTTCCATGACCAAGGTATTAATTTACAATCATTCAAATCAGTATTCTCATTAGTATTTTCATGATATTCAAAATCATGATTAACCCTACTTGGAATTAGAATAACAATCTTGTTTATGTTTTGGTCATCTTGAAACGTACTAGCATCAACATAAGAATGAATCAACTGTGCTAATTCAAAAGAAGTAAATCTTCTTGCTTTTGATTCTCCATCTTCTGTTTTCTTTTTAGTGATAGTTTGGTCAACTAATATCCCTGTTACACTAACAGTTTTCTGAGCCATACCAATATCCATAGCCAAGTTAAGAGACTCACCTCTTACTGCTCCTGAGAATGGTACTCCTAGATTCATTACTGTTTTACTTGTTGATACTGTTAAGTCACTAGCGAGTAAAGAGATTCTATTCTCTTGTCCACTACCAAACTCATTTCTTCTTTGTAGTTCTAAGAAGACTCTATAATTTGGGTCAACCATCACAATCTCCCCGTAGTATGTGCTGTTCTATTCATCTTTAGATTAATCTCTCTAGCAACCTTATTTGCTATATCTCGTATCTCTGCATCAGAAGCACCAACTCTACCATTAACATGAACGTGTATGTTACTTCCTGCCATCCTTCTACTTTCAGCATTAGAGTGTACTCTTGCTCCTGAAGGTAGTCTAACTAGTTCAGGCCCACGTTCTCCAACTAAAGCCATACCACCACTACTTACTCCACCATTAGCAAAGGAGGCAAGACCACCACCAAGAATTGCACCTGCACCCTGAATATCGCTACCAAGACCTTTGATTTTAGTTCCACCAAACCCTAAAGTACTATTTATTGCTGTTCCAATACCCTTGACAATACCACCAATAGCCGTGAATATTCCTTTTAGTAATAAAGAAAGCATTGTTTGTAGAGTTCTTAGAAGTATTCCTATCAAACCATTCATCATCATAACAAATCCATCTAGTAGTTTCTTACCATCACCACCGAATGCTCCCTGAAACATCATAAATACTCCTGTTAATGCTTCTTTTATATTAGCAAGTATCTTACCAAACAAACCAAATTGTTCTTCAAACTTTTTAAATCTTGTACCTAATTTCATTTTCTTTATTATAAATATTAATAGTGCAAACCCAGTAACAATTGCCGCTAATCCTATCAGTATTTTTCCTAATACGACAGACCCTACAACGAAGAAAGTCTTTACCTTACCACTAATTTTCGACATCATTTTTAAGAAATTACTACCCGCAGTTTTCGCTCTACCTGAAAAATCCTTTCTATTTCTACGAGTAAACTTGAATCCTGTTCGGGGGTCAATTCCACTCATTCCTATATTTCTAATACCACGATATGCTCTTGCACTATAAGACCCTATTTTTCTTACTCCTCTACCTACTAAACTGTTTTCTGCCTGTTCTTTTACGTACTCTCTAGCACTTATATCCCCTGAAATGAACTTTGAAGTTCCTGATTTTTGTAAGGCTTTTGCAATAGACCCAATAGCGTCATTAACTGCGTCTCCGGCTTCTCCCCAAAGTTGCTTATATTTTGCAATACCATCTAAACCTGCTTTATCAAATAATTTGAATAATGGTGTTTTTTTAATTTCTTCATTTGTTTTTCCTAAAGCCTTTTCTATTTCTTCAAACGACTCCATTAATTTTACATTAGCATCTACTGCGTCTAACGTTGCTTTTCTAGCCTGTTCTTGTCTATTATGATATACGTTAATAATATTACCAACCGCACGAATCTGATTCTGTAATCTCCACATTCCTGTACCGGAAAGAATACGGCTGATAATATTCCATTCTTGACTGCTTTTAGCAAGTTCACCGAATGCTTGACCTGTTCTAGTAATAGAAGTATTAGCCCTATCAAATGCTAGGCTTAATTTAGAAAGGTCTTGAGCCGTGTCTGTCATTCTTTTTAGCCTCCCTTTCTATTTCTTTGTGTTTTATTGATTCTACTTCTGCATGTATTTGTAGCATTTCATTCATTAATTTCATTGAGGTATGTTGTGCTTCCGCAGGACTTATTGAAAAAATCTTGCAGTATGAATACAATATGATTCTAAAGGCAACAGAAGGTTCTACTTCTCTACCGTGTAGTGCTTTACGAATCAAATTGCTTTTTTTGTATCCTCCTCCTGCAAGTCAAAGAATGGGTTTGGGAGGACTTCTTTTAACTGCGCCCCAACATAAGGGCTTAGTCTGAGTAATTCTAAACTAGTAAGTACGGGTTCTGTTTTCTCTACAAACTCTGTACACATGAACTTGTACATCTTGTTTAAATCAAGAGTCATTTCGCCATTATCACCCATTTGCATAACAGTAGATAGTGCTTGCTCGACTTGTAGCCAAGTGGGTTCTTTTACCCATACTTTTAGCACTTCATCCGAATCAGGGCTTACCTTTATCGTATGGCATTCAGTTGCAATTGTTGCAAACAGGCTGTTCTTATCACTTACTATTTTTTCTTCACTCATTGTATTTCCACCTAACTAAAAAACTAACAAACAAACGATGTTAGTGGAATGTAATGAATATAATAAAGGTTCTAACTTACTTAGAATCCCCCTATATTCCTGATGCAGATTGAAGTATTTTCCAATCTCCTTGATACTTAGCATCTGCTAATTTCCTAGCAGAAAGAACTACATCTACTTGTACTGGGCCTTTATCTTCAGGCAAAGGAACAGTTACACTTTGAGTAATATAATCTTCAAACTTTAACTCAATGAAATCATCTACTGTACTATTATCCATATCCTTAGCAAACCTTAGAGTTAGTTGTTGACCATCACCATTAGACTCACCATCTTTTCTTAGTTCATCCCAAATTGTTGTATCCGTAACAAGCAATGATAGGTTGATGTCATATGTTCTCTGAGCAGGTATATGTGCTGACATTATTTGACGAGAAGATTGTCCTATGAATCTTTGAGGAGTTATGTTGTTATTGATAGCAACACTACCTGACTTTACTCTAGCGACAGTCTGACCGTATAGTTTAATCTGTCCACCTGAAAACAAGTAAGGTCTGATATTAGTATCATCAGCATGGTAGTTGAATAAACCAGTACTTGTACTATCATTTGTTCTTTGGTTTCTTCTAGGTGTA